TGCAGGAGAGGAAAAATACCGACAAATTGTGGGTGAGCAATTTTCTAATAGGAGAAAAACTAAAATTATATCAAAAAACACTGTATATGGTTCTAGACAAAAAATGTCTACCAACTTTTATCAAACGAGCATCGCTGGATTAAATCCGTTATATATAACTGATATGGGTTTACCAAATGCCACGGCAATTGAAAAACGGCTACGTGAGATTGTACCTTCTACTGAGTTAAAAGAGCAACGTATTCACCGTTTTTTCAATTCTACTATTATGGCGGATTTTTATGACAATGCGACTGCTCTGTTGACTGTATTGCTACAGTTCTACTGGAAATTAAAGATAATTGAGAGAATGGACGTACACCGAGTAAAGGTAGAGATTAAATTACACGGTATAGAGAATATACGAGGCATGGAGCCGTTAACTGCGGCACCACTGGTATGTAATTACCTAGCTGGATTACGCAACGGGGTGACTGCGCATCCTGATGACATAGACATATTAAACTTAACCGAGACCTTCTTACAGTGGTTGGAACAAGCACCCCCTAGAGTTATTAGAAATGACCTGGGGGTAGATGTTCCAAACCCTGATTACATGAGTCTCGCACACGAAGTCACTTTTGTCTGCCATAAGATGTACGACTATAATGACGGACACAGTAGTAGTGGACGTACATTTGGTGAGGTATTTGGATTCACTAATAATTGTTACAAAGTGCACTCATCATGGAACCAAATAGTCAATGACGATCAAAATATTTTACAAAATGAAGAAAATATATTTCCCGATTCACAGGCAGCTTATACTGCTTGGGAGAAAGCTGACGGATTTATTAATTGCAGCGGACTAACGCCAAAAATGGCAGCAATACTTAATATGGCCCTTAGAGGTAATAAAAGAACGTCACCGTTATTGGTTGACCAAGATTTAAAACTTTTAGCATCAAGAGCTAGGGTTATAGGATTTTATGTTCCCGAATATCGCGAGATTAGGGGCACGTTTACCAGCGAAGAAGTCGCAAAAACTATATCAATATTAGTTGGGACACACAGATGGCATGAAGATCTGCTTAATGCCACAAATGGTCTTAAATACTGGTTAGCGCAACCAGCAACTGAAACAGTTGAGTCACATTGGTGGCACTCCATTAAAAGAGAGTATTCACTACCTAAATTAGGTTTAAAACGAGCCGTAATGGGTATGTTATTGGAAGGGGACGGAGTCATGATTACTTCAGACGCTGTGCGTAATCTAGCTTCTTCTCTATCGAAAAATGACGAATTAATTTTCGAATCAACGTTTATGAACGCATGTTGGTATTGGGGTGAATATTTAATGTTTTTTAACAGTGTCAACGCTGAACACACTATGCGAAAGCTGAGTATGGCACAACAAGATAGTATAACGCCTTTTGAAAGAGCAGACGCAATAGTTTCGAGTATGTTGGGCGTGGCTATACCTAAATGTGTATACCGGCAACAAGCAACGTTCGCCACAGGTGGTGTAATTGGCCAACTGAGTAACAGAGTAAAATTCGGAAACATTGTTATCGAGCACATGCAAGACTATGGATATACTATCGCAGGTGATGGGTTTAATACGCAAACGTTGGTACCACCATCCGGAGTAGCACTAGTAGTTGGGTTGGGTGGTCCACTGATAGCTGGTACACCATACGGTAGCATATTCGGTGTGCGACAAGCTTCTCTCAAGAGAGTTGGTTTCACCAGAAGACGTGCTTACCATTATAATGACCTGTGGGGAATGGGTGTAGTGACCAGGTGGCTTGGTTACGACTTGCACTACCTGCACCCTAGGGCTTCAAATAGCCACAGGATCTACGCTGCAAATGACGTATCAGTTGCAATGCCACCTGTCAACATAGGGACACTGGATACACCTACAGCATATGAGTTCTTGTCCTTAAGTCGGAGACAACACGTTTTCGGGTCTGACTTATCACTAGCACTAAATTGTAAGATGGTATTCCAGTGGCAGAGGGATACACCAACACCGCTGGCGAGAGCGCAGTTCAATTCCCCAGTTTGTTATGTAGATGAGAGAAGTTATGCTGGTGTCAGATACTACAAAGGTGTAAAACACACTTCTACCAACTACCAAGCATATCTACTAGCTGATTATGACTACGTAACGTCGGATTTTCAAATAACCTATCCAGAGCAAGCTGTCCCACTCCCCGTGCCTATAGGAGATTTGAAGTTAGCGGTGAACGATGTTGGTCCTCCAGATATAGACCAGAATATAACCGAAAACGTGGTCTAACTGAATTACGCAAAGCGCTATTGTATATAGATGTAATAGGTGACACCGTAATAGAGAAAACTTTTATTGATTGTAAATATGTATTATTCGACGTGCTATACGGCATCAACCTTGATGGTTGGACACATGTCAAATTTAATACAGACGTAGTTTACTGTCTGTGCATATACAACAGTGCTTTGAGAGCTACTACGTGTTATATTTCATTAACTAATGATTTGAGGACGATGGGAAAACATGCGATGTTACGTATGTCCCGTATCCAATTTGGCCCAAATTTATTCCCTTTCGGCAAGGTGGATAACAGCATAGTTATGTCACACGTGTTACATATAACTACTGAGAGTATCAAACACTATGAGATAACATGTCAGCGAGGGCCAAAACCTGAACATAAAGCACTATTTAACGAGGTTTATAATAAGCAGTTATTCTTAGATAATGCTAAGATTTCAGCAAGGCACATGCGGCATATGACTATCAACGAATTGCGCGATATAGATATCAAGATTATAGAAGAACGCTGCGCGTTCATGTATGAGTGGATGTATAATATGATAAGTAGACAGTTAATGAGTGAATCTGCCTTGATAGGTTATATATTATGGGTTCTAGGCATGCCTGACGAACACTATACTTTAATTAGTAGATCAGCATTATGGTCATGGTCTTATGATAGTCTTGAAGACTTTGCCAAGACAGTTAAAAAGGAAATCTCTTTAAAATTAAAGGCTGTTCAAAATCTGTGTGGCATAGATTGTAGTATATTTTTTGAATTTGAAGTTTTAGTGAATAGAGGTATTGGGGCGGTGTCCTGGGAGACCGAAAAAGAGCACAGAATTAACCCAAATACTGTCACCATCAGCGATGTCGAAATCTTAGAGCGGGCTCATGAGTTATTTAAGAAAGTGAAAAAACGAGGTGGTAGGCCATTCAAGAGTCATTTTGACACATACTTTAAAATGCGATGGCAGTGGGCTCCACCCGGAGCGTACCACTCGCAATATGTTGAAGACCAGCAGTATGTGTCGAGCGATCCAATGCTTAAAAATAAACTGTATGCATGTTGTGCTATGCCTAGAAAAGATCTAGAGTTCTTCACGAGTAGGACACCACAAATAGTTGCTAGAGCCTCTACCAAATATGAGTGGGGAAAGCAAAGAGCTATATACAGTGTAGATAACACGAACTTTATATTATCAAGTTTTGCAATGAACGGCTGTGAAGAAGCCTTAGCTACTATAGTACCTATAGCCCAGGAAGCAGAAGCAACTAGGGTTGGTGCCACCGTGCGAGAAGTTCTTAAGAATGGTGTACCTTATTGTTTTGATTTTGAAGACTTTAATGCCCAGCACTCTACAAGTGCAATGCAGCAGGTACTCAAAGCATATGGGAAAGTGTTCGAAACTGATCTCTCACCGCAGCAACTGGAGGCATTAGGCTGGGTTACAAAGTCTTTGGAAGATGTAGTCATACAAGATAGGTATAATGGTAGTTACAGGGCACAAGGCACATTACTTTCTGGGTGGAGGTTAACTACATTCATGAACACTGTGTTGAATGTGATTTACACCCAGGTGATGACTGAGCAGGACCCGTTTCCCACGACACATAGTGGTGACGATATCTTGGGGGCAGTGACTACGTTGAAACAGACACAAAACATTGAAAAGAACGCACAGATATATAATATCAGGTTTCAAAGTTCGAAGTGTTATTTAGGGTCAATAGCTGAATTTTTGCGTGTTGACCACAACATAGGAGACGGCAGTCAATATTTAGCGCGATCAATAGCTACTCTAGTTCATGGCCCGACAGAGATGGCTATACCTAATGACCCATTGGCTATTTTCAAGGCCATAGCAACGCGAAAACAAGAAGCACTTAAGCGAGGTTTTAAGCGTGACATATTGGAGACGGTAATTGATAGTCAATATAGATACACTGAAAAGAAATGGTCATTACAACGTCATGCCGGCAATATATATGAACTCACGCACGTGTCTAAGGGTGGATGCGCGACCGAACCAACTAATGAATCACTTGCCTATAGTATCAGGAGGGTGAAAATAAAGAAACCACCCGACAAAAAACATGAGGAGGAACAAGTCCTCCCTGGTATGTATGATTTTGCTGAATGGATTACTACGAAATATGGGTTAGAAACTTACCTTGAACAAGTTTTAGACAGTACTAAACAGGCTGTGTACGATAGAGCACTATCACATGAGT